TTTCGATTATTGATATTAACCATATATCAATGCCCGCTTTGCTTAATCCTCGCTTGATGCGAGAGATGGCAGAGAGGGGACTTTCTCATTTCCGTTGTCGTTGCGCTGGTCGCACTTTCCCCCACAAATACCCCACTCATTGTGAACAAGCTGCTGAGCCAGCCGTTCCAAGTAGTTGGTGGCATTTGCCTTGTCGTGCGCGCCTTCCTGCGCGTATGAAGTTCTTCGGCCACAACTGTCCTAGTTGTGGTGAGCATCGTGCTGCTGCCTCCAAGACTGGCACAGCGCGTGAGAACGCGAAGTTTTGGTTCTTCGGGACTTATGACCAGATGGTCACTAATCCCGTTTGCACCGATTGCTTCGAGTTCCCTGCTGAGGAGGGGAGTGATCTTTGTCACCATTGCGACCCAGACGGATATGGAAGTTCCTTCCCTGTTGTTTCTTGTTCAGAGGATGTTGTTCCGAGAGAGAATGATTTGTCCTACCCAGAATGTGAAGTGTGTTTGGAGAAAAGTATTGCCTTTAGGCGTATGCCTTGTGGTCATCGTATGTGCACTGTCTGTTTCCGACAGTGGTGCGCACGTAACCACACTTGTCATATGTGTCGAGCACCTTTCTTCGTAAACACGAGCTTTGATCGTAGTCCTTCTCCTCCAATTGAGGAGGTAGAGACAGTTCCCGTTGTAGAAAATGTAGGAGAAGTGCGGCCTGTTGTGCAGTTACCAAGTCCTTTTTCTGGGCTAGTATCACATCAGTCTGTTGAGATTGACTCGGAGGATGATATAGCGCCTAGCGCTGAAACTCCAGTCAAGAGAAGGAGAGTTCGAGGAGGAAAAAGGAATATAGCTAACAAACCAGGTTTGTGCTATCTGAAAAATGTTCCAAAGAAGAAGCGTGAGATTGCAATAGAAACCTTGGGAGAACGTCCCCAAATAGGTTCCGTGGATACTTTCTTCAAGCAAGAAGGAATCAAACCTCGTGGCACGCAGATACGTTTTGTCGCTCATGGCGCACATGTCATTCGACGTCGAGATTGGCCTACCAGCCTGCAGTGGAGTATTGTTACCACTCATGATAGAGCGCGACCGATAGGCGCTGAAGATTGGGAACATACCGAGATGTGGGATGATACACTTGAGACAGCGTTGACGGATTTGTTAACTCCTTTCGATCATTTCCAAGACTTAGGAGAGATTCAGAGTGTCAAACGTTGTGAGCTTTGCGAATTGCATAACGAGCGTGAATTGGAAAATTGCATGGCATTACCAGAGACCAAGATTGGTGGTGCTGGCGACTGTTGGCGAGCTTGTCCCGATTGGCTTCGGAGACCCCTAGCTGCTCAACTTGAGGAAGCTCAATGGGGCTGCTTTGTTACTTTAGCTGGTCGGAAAGTTCGTTTACCGAATCACGCGATAGCAAATAAGCCCACCATTCGCTGCGATTTCGCAACTTTTGTCCGTGAAGCGCTTTGTCATGAGATGAACGTCATCTACAAAATCAAGCTGGAGTTCCAAGCTGACGGAGATCTACATTTCCTGGGGCATTCAACTAATCCTCCCGATGAACCTGGTTGGTTTACTTTCGAGCAACTGTCGAAGTGGACCCCTAACCTAATCGGGCCAGATATTGGATCTTCCTGCCCTCACAAAGCAATTTGCGATGCAGATGCTGCAATACTCATAGCTATAGCCACAAAACCAGATATCCTGTTGGGAAGGCCAGCTGCGCCATGTTTGGATGATGCGATGCGTCAGTTCTATTCGCCTGAGATTAGAGGTGCAACCGAAAGGTTAGTTCAGCCCCTAATTCGTGACGGTGTTGAAGAAGTGGCGGCGATCTGCCCCTACCAGATACCTGTGAAGAATCAGCATATGATGGAGGAGCTCGCGCTACCATGGTCTAAGTTCAACGTTATACCTCATCCGCACCCTTTGCATGCAGCCATCAGGCGACATACTTACAAGAGGGAATTGCCGAAGTTCATCAAGTCTGATTGCACATTCCTAGGCATGAAGGCCGAACATTTCGCTATGGTCAAGTCTGCAGTGGACTCTTTGTACGGAGTAGATCATTACAAGCTTGAGCTGGTGAATCCTATCGTCGATTTCAAGGATATAGGTCGCTACGCTGGGACGGGTACTGTGCCTGACGGCGTCTGGACATTGCCTAGAATCACGACCCCCATGGTCTTTTGTGACGAGAGTGGCCACTATCTTTCTCCGGAATTCATGATCAAATTGAAAGAGGAGAATCCTGAGGTAGTTTGCATCGGCATGTCTAACATTTTCCCTTTGTTGGCGACTGAATTCAATCAATCTCCCAACCCAGACTTCGCTGATTGGCGTGTGCAGCAAGGCAAAAATGGCCCTGTACTCATCTATATCCCAGAAGGTGATGAAGGCGGCAAGTACGAGCAACCTTTCGATCCCACGATGACCTTGATCAGTTCAGTCACTGACGGTTATGGCAAAGTGACTTGGAACGGGGGTGTGGTCTTCAAGAAAGGCCACCTCAGATTGCAGATGTTTTACAGTTACCATGTTGCAAGACCAGAGTATATTGTCGAGCGAGAGTATGCGATGATGCCTTTACCGAGAGTTTTCCGCGGCCAACCTGCCACCTGCCCAATTCGAGTGGATCACTATGTCAAAATGTTCCAGTATGCAAAGGTTCTGCCGAACGACAAGCCAGAGAATCAATGGGGTAAGATGAGACAGTTCATGACAGACGAACATGTGTATTTCCCTGTGGGTGATCAAGCTTGGCTTATCAAAGTCGTCCTTCATGCAGCAAAGATTGTTGCTACTGCCGATTTGCAGTCAAAGTCTTATGACAGCGTTAAAGGAGAGCTGTTTTATAAGACCATTGGCCATCTTATCAGGTTTTCAGACAAGACATGGAAGACCCGTTATGCCAATAGAAATCGTGCTCTAGTAAATCATCGAGATCCTGTGTACGTCTTTCCAGCTTTGAATGTGATCGTTCATGACTGTAAAGTAGGAAGAGGCTACGGCATTTCTTGGGAAGTGGGCGCTGATCCTGGTGCAAATTTCTGGCACAAGTTCTGCAATTGGATAGACAGTTGGGCAGTGAAGTTGGGCTCAAAAGCGATTGACATGTCACCGAAAATCGAGGGAGGATTGCTCAGGTTTCCGTTCTTGGCTAACACCAATTGGAATCGTCGCGTTTGGGGAGTGGAGTTCGTTCGTGCTTCCCAAACTGCGCATTTCCTTTCCGTATACGAGAACAGAGTCAAGGATATAGCCACACCTGCCGGGCTAGTGACAGAGACGCATCTCATGGACTACAAGAACCCAAAGAGTCCGAAGTTACTAGATCGTAGGTTACCTCCACAGGATTGGCATGTTCTTAAACCGCTGCTCGGAAGTATGGAAGTCCTAATTGAGGAAGACGAGAGTGAAGAGACAGATTCAATGTACACGGAAACCCCCTTCGAGAACTCAGATGACACAGATAGCGCGTCTGATTCTACCGAAGGGATTTCGAGTGCCGATTCTACTATTGTAGACAGTGAAGCAGATCAAGAAAACAGCAAACCGAAGTTGTTTGACTCGCCTGAGATCAAAACCCTGCCAGCTGTCAGGAGACACTGCTCTCAGTGTTTGAGCTATCATGCTTACGTGGCGATGGGCTTGGAGAAGTCGGCAACGGCTTACAATGATTATTGCGAGACGCGTCATGCCTACAATAGGATCTCCCCTGAGAATGCGCAAATGAGGCGCACCATGTTGGGAATTCTTGACAGAAGGACCTTTACGAATGATACGAACAAAGGGCCAGCCATTGGAACGGGAGCCGCACGTGATCGGCAAAGTAGGAAGTTGGACGATGAGGAAATCAAAACAATGCGCGAAGAAAGAGCACGTCAGGATGAACAACATCAATTGGTGAGGCCTGCTTATCTGACTCCGACAGTGCAATCCACGGCCGTGCAGGTGCAGCAGTCGTACGAGGAACGAAAAGCTGCCTTTGAAAAACTCTATGCGAAAAGACCTTCAATCAATTTCTTTGTCGGCAAAGCTATACAATCAACATTATGGAATAATCGTTATCCAACGACTACTTCCAATCGTGTCGCTGAGGTTCCATATCAGGACGTTGTTGAATTCCCGATTATTGAATACCCAGCTGAAGATTGTTTACTTGTTGCTTTAGCAGAGGGATTGGGGAAGACGACACCTGAAGTGTTCTTCCAGATGTTATCGTTTTTCCCACGCAGTGAGTTGCACGCACAAAATTTCCTAGCACACAAAGCCATTTGGCCTGTTGCCCTCCATTACGGAGTGCGAGTTGATGTCGTTGACGAGCATGGCTTGATTTTGGAGAGCTATGGAGTTCGGGATCCAAACCACAAAGTGCGCCTAAAATGGGACGGGACGCATATGACTTGTATTTCTAAACCACCTGGACTAGCAATAGTCAAACCTATCATACCGCCTAAACTTGGAACAGCAAGTCAGCAGCGTTTGATACAAAATTTGGGTAAATGGCCCGCATTACATTGGGTTGAATGGACCCCAGAGAGAGACAGAGCTGCAGAATATGCCCGTGCTTTGGAAGCCGGAACTACGGGATTGCTCTCACAACCGATCAACATGGATCAGCTCAAGGAGTGGTCGGCGTCAACGGACGTTCCGCCTTCCACTAAGAAATTCATGGCTGTTATCGCAGGGCAACCCGGTTGCCGAAAATCTTCGCGTTTGAAAAGAGAGTTGAAACCCTTCCGAATTTTGGGCGATTTCACCGTGATTGAGCCTACGAATGCTCTGGCGCAGATGTGGCGTGATGGACTAGATGCACTACGTGTCGTCAATGGAAGGAAAATGCCTGGGATGATGGTTACCACTTTTGAGAAAGCGCTCGCAAAGTATGCTGGAGCTAATCTCATTGTAACCGACGAGAATCGTTTCCCAAAAGGATACATGGCGTTGTTCCACATATTGAACCCGGAGTGTCGCTTCCACATCTTCCTAGGAGATCCTTGGCAGAGTACTTGGCACGAGCCGAATTCCGATTGTTTGCTGAATCGTTCCGATCTTCTTGGTGAGTTGGAGTATTACATGAAATACTGTAAGTACTACATGATCGGCACTTGGAGGCCAACTGCAGCAGCGAACTTTTTCGGCATACCTACATTCTCCAAGAAATGGACTTCAATGCATTTTTCCAATGTGATGCCTATTACAGCGGAGGATATATTCCAGTATTTCCCAAATGTGGCACCTGATGTCATAATCCGTTTGTGGGAGGAACGAGGTGAGTTCTACGCTGCTCACGTGGGTACCGTTTGGGCAGACCAATTGCGAGGAGGAGACAACAATACATATGCCGGATCAGTCGGTTTGGAATTCCCATTCGCTATCATCGAGGTGGATGAGGCGGTGTTACGTATGGCAGATCATCGCCTGATTTACACTGCTATGACAAGATCTCAGCACATTCTGTTCGTATACAAGTGGCGTCACAATGGAAGGAGCGAGGCTTATGAAGAGGCGAATGCGGTTTTCCGTGTGCTACGGCATTACCGTGAACATTACACTCCGGGCAAGCCGATTGAATGGGACCAAAGATACATGGTGAACATTTTCTCCGTCACACAACCAATGCCTACAAGTATGTCGATGGTTTTGAGTGGGCCACCTAACAAGTTGCAGAATTGGGAGCACGTGAAACATTTCTATCCCGAAACCCTGCTTGACCATTACATCGATCCAGATGATCAGCAACGTTCAGGAGCTCGCCTACGCTACGATGAGGAGGCATATCAAGACAGACCAGACTTTTGGCTTCACATTGACGAGACGGAAGAGTTTGAAGAGGACGAATGGAAGCCCTACGATTTCAAACCAGTGGATTACCGCTTGCCGACGCATTTGCCAGCAGAAGACAGGATGATGTTCGAAGAGGAGCAGAACGCGCAGATCATGGAGCGATACTCAGCGGAGTTGTTCGAAGGGGAGTTTTCTGACCAATTGCCGGATACTCCACAGTTGCGAAAGGATGCGACTGTTATGATGACGAAAATGGCGGATGAAATGATTGGCGCGAACAGGAAGGAACGTTGGGCGGCTCTTTTCAGTATGCTTCGAATGAAACCACTTGACGAGAATCCATTGTATGTGTCACCGAATACGAAAAATTGGGGTTTGGATCAGAAGTCTTCAGACCGCGCTTCTTTCTTGGCAGCTGTCAAACAAAGGATTCGTTATTCCACTGTTGAAGGCAACTACGCGCAATTTCACGAACAACAAGCCTTTGGAGAGCTTTGCTGGGGCGCTTTCCTACGTTACATGGGATGGTCGATCCCGGTTCCGTGGGATGAGTTGCACTATCAGAAGAGTATTGAGGCTTTCCAATTTCGTCGTGGAGACCGAAGTCAAGCTTTGAAGAAGATGAGTCTCAACCGAGCCGATCCAGATTTCTCCTTGACGTTGACAGCGAAGACTCAGTGGAAGCTCAAGGATAGAACTTTCAGTCCAGCTAAACCTTTGCAACCTGTCGTGATCCATGCGGACGAGTACACTTTCAAGCATGGCCCCTTTGGCATATATCTTTTGGATAAGCTTATGGCCAACAGTCCTCATTATTGGTATTTCCAGGCCAAGCGAACTCCGGAAGAGTTCGGCGACTGGGTTTCTCAACATTTCGCTGCGGATGCAAATTTTCAGATGAATGATCAAAAAGGCCAAGATCAAGCTGTCCAAGGGTGGGCTGTCTACTTCTTCATGCAATTGATGCGATGGTTCGGTTTCCCCGAACACATGGTAGAAGAATTCAAGCGAGACAAGCTCAGCAAGCAAATAGGGCACAAGATTTTGGCGATCATGACCGATTCTGGAGAAATATGGACCTATCTCATCAACTCATTGTCATCTGCTGCCCGAGAGTGTGCTATGTATGATCTACCAGCAGGACTTCCAATGGCTAACGGCGGTGATGATATTTTGCGAGCTACGTATGGGGGTTTATCGCAAGATTATCTTCAAGTGAGACACCTTGATCCTTCAATTGACAAACGTTATGTCTCTGAACGTGGAGATTTTACATCCTTTATTGTCAAGAAAGGTCACCTATTCAAGGACCCGATCATTCTGTGTAAACGATTCTTGAAGAAAATCGCGAACGGCGAAGGAGAGATTGCCATTGACGGCTATTTCCACCTCTGGGCTTTCAATTACGCCAAGACCGACCTGATCGCAGAACTATTGGACGAGGATGAGATCGCTGCTCATCAGATTATGACACGTATAATGTTTAATCTGAAGAAAGAAGGAATCAAAACGCACGTCGATTGGTCGTTGTTGAGACTGGATGGAGAAGTGAAGGATGAAAGCAACGTTGAGATGTTTTACCAAGATGGTAAGAAAACTGAGGAGTTTTTCGAAGATGCAGGAAACGCACTATCGAATTTACCAGGAAGCATTCAAGCCAGAAATGATTACACAGAAGCTCTGTCTATTACGTCCATGATGGCGTATTAAACATACAGCTTTGTGATCTTATCAAATTATGGCAGTTCAACTTTCAGGTACAGCAAGTGTTACGAATTCAGCTCCGAACCCTGTTATCCAACAAGCAACGCACAATTTCACCGATTTGATTTATGTTACTATCCCTGCGGGAAAACTTATTCAGAAAAGCTTAGATGTTTGGCTGGAAGGGGCTTTATTGGGCTGTGGCACTGTTGAATTAGTGTCGATCAAGCTCATTTTTGCTCCCCAAGCGGAAGCTGTGACAGTTCGGGCAGGATTTTGTGAATCTGGCGCCGAATTATCTTTGGATGTTTTGAGTATGAAGGAAAATGGTGTAAATTATACCAGTACGGTTTTCAATCTTTCTCGCCAAGTGATCTCAATGGTTCCTGAGGATACCTTGAGCACTCAGATTAGGCCAATCGCGAGCGATAGACCTATGATTAAATTTTGTGTCGAAACTAGTGAAAATGTTGCAATGAACGTGGAATTCAAGATTCGAGTTTTGGGGATGAGAACCAGATATCTTTCTTTAAACTAAGTAACCCTGATATAGCGCTTAGCGCTGACGGACTTAGTGAAGAGGAAGATTCAGGTATTGAAGAATGATTTTTTTTTTGAAAGAAAAGTAGTGATG